ATGTCAGAATTTTACGAATTGGCTAGAAAAACGGATTTCCAGGATACGAAGAGCGTCGAGAACGCAATGTCTAGAATGCGCGACTTTTCCGACGAAGATTTAGATAGGCAGATTCTCTGGAAAGTTTACGATTCAAAAACCAGATGTATCCAAAAGGCCATTGCGTTGGCTGAGTTGGAACGAGAGCGCCGCACCGCGCGAGCCGCCGAGAAGCTTGCTTTCACGACAACCAAACTAGCAGGCTGGATGGGAATTGTTGGATCGCTGATAGGAGCTGCTGCCGGCGCTGCCTTGGCTTTGTTATTGCAGATCTAATGCTGGCTGATCCGCGCTATTCCCGCCGCTCTCTCTCCAGCTGTTCAAGTGCTTTTCGTGTTCGAGATACCTCCTCCAGCAGGTGCCGCATATCGGCTCGCAGTTCTGCAAACCCCATGGAGAATGTGTGCTGTTCCCGGCGCAGTTCTTTCAGTTCATCTGCGTTTTCGGTAATGCGCCGCTCATGCTCGCCAAGGGCGCTTTGCATAGTGGTCCAGCTTGTAGCCAGACCAATAAGCATGGAGCCGAGGACAATCAGATTACCGACAGAAACGCCCGGTTGGATCCAGCGTGATTTTGGTGCAGTCATCTAAAAATCCCACCCACAGACTTTGCGGCCAAATTCATTGTGCTCGATGATTTGAACCTTGGTTCCCCTTGTGACCTGATCCTGCACAGATGGCCGGATAGGCTTGGCCGTGTCGCAGAAATTACCGGTCGTCGCGCATGTACTCAGAAAAGCGCTCATCAATATCGGCGTGATCCATGGCTGAAACGTCATCTTCAATCTCCTTGCGCTGGCGCATGGCTTTCAGGTTCTTGCGCTCGATAGAGCTGCGAACAGACTGCTTGCCCTTCAGGTAGGCTTGGAGGAGCGCAGCTCCGAATGCCGCCAGCAAAACGCCAGCGGCAATCAGTTTGGCCTTCCAGCCTGCAGTAAGTGAGAGAAGGCGGGATATCATGCGACAACTCGACTGCGTTCTAGCCGGTAGACAAGATAAATGCCGCCAACAACCATGACACCGGCAAACGCCCATGCAATGGGACCGGAGCTTGTGGCGACGGTTGCCAGTGTGGAGCCGAACGCACCAAAAACGCCAAGCCACTTTGGATCCTTCGCCGCTTCCGCAACAACGGCCACAGCGCCAGTATCCGCTTCAAGTGCCTTACCCGGAGCCTTCTCGGGTGGAGCTGGAATGTCAGGCTGCTTGGTTTCGTTGGTATTACTCGCGGCAAGCAGACTGGCGCGATCAATCACACCGATATCGCTTGTCTGGATACCCATCTTCTTGCCCATGATCCGCTTCGTCCAGCCGCGCCCGAAGGTCGGCCAGTGACGCAAGCGGCGCACAAACTGATAGCGGCGCTCACAGAGTTTTTGAACGATTTCCTTTGGGAACATGGATTGAATTGCAGCAAGGGTTTCCGCGCCGATCCAGCCGTCCGGCTTGGCACCAACAACCCGTTGCAGATCCTTGATGGCACGGCGGGGCCCGGAGTTAACGCCATAGTCGAAGACGGCATAGTCAACACCGGACGGCAGTTCGTCACCAGCCACCGCTTTCCAGTATTGCTCGCGGTAGATGGCTTGAACTTCCGCATCAGTGATTTGCCTGACACTGCGTTTTGCAAAGCCCATGCGCCGCCGATAGGCATTGTAGGTGCGCTGGATCACGCCCCGGTTTGTTGCTCCACCCGGATCTTTGGGATGATTGACATAACCACCCTCGTGAACCAGCACCCATGCTAGGCATTTTTCGAAATTGGCACGCATCTCGTGATCTCCAATTGTTTGATCACGATTTTACGTGCGCCCAGACAGTGTTAACTGAGAGCAATTACCTCAAGGCCCGGATAGGCTAACCTTGATTCATTCCCGTTTTCGTCCAAAAGTCGGATGTTTCCTGTACGATGCTCGCAACAGATGGTCGCGACTATCAGGATTGCAGCTGTAGTTTCTGTGCGAACTAAGTTCGCAGGAATACTCAATTTTTTGAGGAGTTTTCCATGTTTGATGACGCTAATGGTCCAAAGCTGATCTATTCGAAATATGGCGGACCAATAGAAGAAGATGGGATCACCGTTGAGGTACGTATCTACCGCTTGGAAACAAGTAATGAATGGACCTTGGAGGTTGTCGACGACACAGGAACCTCCACTGTGTGGGAAGGCACATTTTCCTCCGACCGCGAAGCTTTTATTGAATTCAAGCTCACAGTTGAAGAGGAAGGGATGGTCACATTTTTAAACGATCCCCTAGACAGCGAAGTCGCACCAGTCGTACGTCACTAACGGTGCGATATATTTATCTCTGGGTACCCATGACTTAATTTACAAATCCAATTTTGCACCAGATTTGGCATCTGCCAAGTACGGCACTGCTTCCCCATTTATGTATTCATACTTGACAATCGTGTCTCTATCTTCGTCTTCCGGCTTGGTAAATTGATTTTCTAACAATTTATTGAGTGTCTCTAATTTTTGCTGCAGCTCTTGCAAGCTACTATTGCTTTCAATTTCAGGCTTCGTACCTCCAATGTTTGCGACATCCATGATCCTAACTCCTTATAAACATCGTTCTCCATTATGTATTGACATGAATTCTCGAATATATTTGTGAAATATACTCATCAAACGGCTTCTCCTCTACGTAGATCGATGGTTTTTAAATTTGTCAATTGGTAGTGCTCCCATCTGAACTACCTAAGTAAGATACTCGGCAAATCTCAAGGCCCGGATAGGCGCTCCCTGATCCAGCCAAAAATCAACGAGGTCTGAAGGCGTCGCCCTTGGAATGAGCGGATCAGCTCCATTGCACTTCCACTGGATTTCAGCGGCGTATTCTGAGCAGATATAGCCACCACCCCCGAGCTTGAAGCCAAGACCGGCGCGGATGGCATCAAGGTAGGAATAAGGCTTGCCTCGTTGGGCGAATGCGAACTGTTCTGCCTGCTCGGTCCATTCAAGTCCCGTTTCGATCCAGTCGAACGGGAGGAGGTTTGAACATGGACGGATCTGCACCCCCACACCTTCGCGAGCCTCGAACAGAAACAAACCATCGTGCCACCAGAACGCCACACCAACATGGGTATGCCGCCCGCCCGTGACGTGGCGAATGAGCCGCGACACCGGCCCATTACCTCGAAAGGCAATCAGGTCACCGGAGCGGATATCCTGTCGCAAGGCGCTGTAGGAGTTGCGCGGCATCGGTCTAAAAGAGCGCTGCCAGCTTGGCAGCTGCCTCTGGAACCTTCGGCCACTTGTCATCATCGGCATAGTTGGGGTCAGCCGCTTCAAGAAGAGCCTTGCCCGTTTGCCGGATCTGATCAATCCAGACAAGCCCAGCTTTATAAGCGGCCATCTGTTCTTCATTCAAAATGCCTCCACCTGCCGCAGCCGAAAGATTGATCTGCGTGGGAAGGCTGGCATGGGCGTTGATCCGGCGACCGACTTCAGTCCGGATACCGGCAAGGATGGCTTCACGTTCCTTTGCTGCCGCAATCTCAGCTTCTTTGGCGCGGATCTGTTTGTCTGTGGGTGGTTCGATATCACCTTCAAGAATGGTCAGCTTGCCATCTGCATATTGCCAGACCGCACCTGCACACAGTTCGTCGAGGGCTTCAACAATGTATTTCATATCACTCCGCCTCCACTTCCCAGACGATAATCCGGCTGGTCATTTGCTGGTTTCTTGCGTCATCAGCTGCATTCGGATTTAGAAAGTTGAAGGGACGATCATTCGCCTGGCCATTTGCTGTATTCCAACCAAAGTCGATCCGTTTGTTTCCAACTGGAAGTACCCCAAAGTCACTCGTCCCCACGAGGATAGTTGTTTGAGATGAGTGGTACTGCCCATCATACTGGTATGCACAGCCGTAATCCCATTGGTCATCCAGAACCAACCCCGACCCAGAGTTCCCGGAATGTGCACCGGCTCCCAAAACTGTGCATGTAGCGATGATTCTGGACGTCGGGCTGATCTTGTCGAAGTTTCCCCCAAACAGCTTCATGGTTGCAGCGGTGCTAACTGCGGTCCTCGTTCCACTCTCGATGATATGAACACCCAAGACCTTGCCATCGGTCCCACGCGCCATCAGCTCCCAGGTGGCATTGTCTGCGCCCGGCGTTGGGGCAATGCCCGTCACCTTGTCAGACGCAACGCAGATGTAGGCAGACGCACCGAGACGAACAGTATCATCGGCCTCATATTCAGTTGCGGCGTCATATTCGCCGCGCCATGTGAATTTCAGTTTCCCAAGATCAATTTGCATGTTGATCCTCACATTATCTCGGCAATCAAATGCCCGTTTGCATCTATGGAAAAGTTGATCCCGGGGGATTTCAGATCCCACCAGCGATAGTTTTGCGAAACGAAGTTCCCTGCGCCGACATCGAAAATCAGATGATTATCTCCGCGCCTTAACCCGTAAAAAATCAGCGGTTTTTCGACCAACTGTCGGGCTATTTCAGCATAGTGTTTGGCCGAGTACTCGCCGTCAGAAACTTCCGTACCCGGTGTCTCAGACGCCCAACGGCGAGCTTTCTCCTCAAGATCGAGGACGTTTTGTTTGGCTAACTGCACAGTTTCGGCAGCAGTAACCGCTGTTTGCGCGGCTTGATTTGCGCCGGCTACATCTCCAGCGTTTGGTCCAACGATGATATTTCCATCATTATCAAACATAAGCGTTCGATCGGGTGTGGGCTCTCCTATGATCTCCGGAGCCTTCATCCCCATAGGCCCACGAATGGCCCGTTCTGCTTCACGCTTCAGTTCCTGCTGGATAATGCGGTGGCGATCGTGTTCATCATCGTTCGGCTTTGATCGGAACTTGCCAGCCTGGACAATAGAACTGGTCCGATCGAGGACCGCATCCCCCCAAACCTCGAAGACATCCCCTTCGCTGGCAGGGTCGATCAGAACGAAACTGCCGCCGTTATAAACGCCAGCGCCCGCCATGGTGTAATTCACACCTTCAGCCAGAAGCGTCGGCACACCGTTCGCGACTGGTGTCCTTCGAACCTTCACATCCCGGTTTTGCTGAAACTCGAACGGAATGGCGAAAATGGTCTGACCGGCCGTTGCAACAAACCGGCCGTATCTGGGTTTGTCTTCGATCGGGAAAACCGCGCTCATTTTGAACCTCGCCATTTCGACAGGTTCAGACTAACCGGGGATTTATATCGTCAACCGCCAGACGGTCGGACTTCCGGCTTTGTCAGCTTGGGCCGCTTGAGCCCACCGGAAATCGCATAACCGTCAGCTTCCACGCCTGCCACCAGATCAAGGGTCAGCGCGCTGGTTCCTTCAGACAGAAGCCGTTCCTGAAGGTCTGGCCACATCCTTTCAACGGCATCGGCCGACCAGACTTTCTTTTCCGCATAAAGGGATCCAAGTGTCTGCAAGAGTGCCGGATCCACGGCTTCCAGCTCCCGGTAAAAGCCGTCCTCGTCGATGTCGGTTCGCTGGGCCCACCCCTCAACGCCTACTATGCGCAGGGCATTGCGGGTGATTGCCATGGACAGGCTTCCCAAAATGTCATCAGCGGTCGTGCGGGCGGCCGTATCGACCGATTGCGCTTCTCCCGTCTGGTTCCGCAAAGTGCCGCTGGCCATTTCCCGGCGCAGGGTGTTGATCGCCTGGACTGCATTGCGCGCCCGAACCAGCGGGTGCAGTCGCTTCACCTTTGCCTTGTGGGTGGATAGCGTAATGTAGGATTTCCCGATTTTGTCCTGACTGGCATAGAAATCCTCACGCTCGAATTCACCAAGCGCCTGCCAGCTTTGCGCCTTGCCCTCCAGCGCCCCTGACCTTGTGGCCATAAGATCCCAGAACTGGGTGACGGATTGGGAGCCTTTTGCCGCATCTTTGATAAAGCGCCTGGTAATCGGCGCATCATCCCAGCCAGGGCGAGGCGCATCCGGTTGGGCCATATCATAGAGCGACAAGGCCGAGCGCCCCCAGCTTGCCAGATGGTTCATGATCAGATGATCGACAATCACAGGCGACAATTCAAAGGCTTCTCCAATCTGCTTGGAAAAGGCAGATGTCCGCGCCGTGTACTGCAAATGCGGTTCAAGCGCCTGAAGATGATCCGGCACAATCGGCATTTCTGAAAACAGGCTGGTGTTTGTGCGCACCTCGAAATAGCTCTTTATCAGGGGATTGCCCTCCATCACGAATGGCGGCGTCAGCGAATAATGCAGACTGTCCATCCAACGATTATAGGCAACCGGATCCTTTTGTTTGATGGTTTCGAATGTGGCTTCAGCCAGGTTGAAGATGGTTGCCAGCTCGAATGGTTTGGGAATGGCAAACCATTTGTCCCCCACCTTGACTGTCCAATGTGTGGATCGGGTGTAGGTCGAGATCTCGTCGTGATCCTCGTGCCTGGACATGAGAGCATATAGAGACGCGGACCCGGCCGTCACCACTCCCATTCGGGCCCAAGTCTTTACGGCCTCACTGAGTGCGCGGGCATCTTCCGGCCCCTTCGATTTGCCAAGCGCCTTGCGAGCCAGCGGCAACAACATGTGCCGACTCGTCTTGTCCAGACCTTGCAGGGAGGCATTCAGAAACGGGGTGATCTTCGCCAATGCGCCCATGACCGCCCCCCGGCGATCGAAGTCGATATAATCCCGAGCCCGATAGGAGGCTTCAAGTGCGGCTTCAAAATCATCCAGCCCCCTCGCCTTGGCCTCCTGGTTGAACGTTCTAAACAGGCCCATGCGGGACGCGGTTTCCGCGACTTCCGCCGTCTGCAGCAATCCCCTGAAGCTGGTAAGACGCTGTGCCGCCCATCCCTTGCGCTTTAGCTTCATCAGGTCCCGTTCAATTCGAACATCGGAAAGGCTGGCTGTTTCCTGCCCTCCGGATATCCCGAAGACCCGGGAATAGGTTCTTGCCGTTTCCGTGCCGAGAATGTCATCGGCTGCCCCTTGCAGGGATCGTCCAACACGCTGGAGCGGCTTGCCGTAATAGATCGCGGCCATGGCCTGATCGCGAATGAAGTTGGCGCCGATGAAATCGAGAGATGTGGTAATGCCCATGCGCAGAACACGCGCCGGCATTGCAACCAGTTCGATCCAGAAGTTCTTTTCTGCGGGGCTCATCATCGTCAGGGCCGCGTACATGTCCTGACCGAATTTCCCGTCAGCAAGGCGCAAGGCCTTCAGGTCTCCCCCGTCACGGAAGAAGACAATCGGCTCGCCGTTCTCGCTGATCATTGCGGGCCGGAAGATGGCCGCCTTCTCGTCTCCGATTGCACTTTCAAGGGCATCGCGGATAACCATGGTATCGGCCTTGCCAAGCCCGGCATTTCTCGCTGCGCTCTCGACCGCTTCCAGCGGATCCACCATCGACGCCTGCAGGTGCTTCACCGGGATCTCCTCGGCGATCTGCGCGCCGCCCACGCCCGCAACCTTGGCCAATCGGTGAAGAGCTTTCAGAACATCGTTGCGAGCGATCGCGGACGAGGTCTCGTAGGCATCGGCCGCCATGCTTTCCAGCGGATTGATGACATCGCGTTTCGACCCGCGAAACCGCTTGACGATGCTGTTCTTGAGGCTGGACGCCTTTCCCCTGTTCCCCTTGACCTTCTCGTCTGTCTTGCTCGTCGAGAAATCGCGCAGGCCCGGAACATAGTCCTTGATCGCCAGTCCTTCATTGTAGGTCTTCTGATCGATCAGGCCTGCATCGAGCTTCTTTTTCCAAAGGGCACGATTGAACTCATAGGCCTTTTGCGCAGCCGACGCGAAACGCGGATATGCCGCATCCAGATCCTTCACATTCTGGATGTGATCGCCTTTGGTCAGCTTGTCCGGAGGATTGGGAATATCCCCGGAACGGAACCTGTCCCACTCGCCGATCGCGCGACGGCTCCACAGGTAGGAGCCAAAATCGCGCACAAGGTTTTCGTCCCAGGCGGAAAGGTCATTCGGCTTGCCCGTCGCCTCGATGATGGCATCGCGAAGGGAGGGACTTTCCGGATTGAGCCCCCGATAGGGCACCACTCCATACTTGATATCCATCTGACCGGCTGAAAACGCTCCCCGGCTCATGCGCGCCAGCTTGTAGGGATCCTCTGTCACTTTCAGGTCAAGATGCCTGCCGGTGTTTGCATGATGCAGATCGCTAAGGTGTCTGACCGTCGCCTGGATCGGGTTCAGATCGTCGATGAATGCGGTATACACCCGCTGCAGCACGTCGGAAATCGTGCCGCCAATACCGGCATCGCGGAGCTCTTTGCGCGCACTTGCCACCCACCCCTGCCTTTTTGAAGAAACAATCGTCGAGGCGACAACTGACTGGCTGGAGGCATCCATGAAGGCCGCCCAGGCATCTGCGGCCGCATCGATGCCCTTCACAAGTTCGGGATGGTTGTCCAGGACCTTTGCAAAGTCGGCAGAGAGTTCGGGAAACTGCTTTTGCACATAAGGCCGATTGGTCAGCCAAAGGCGAAAGAACTCCGCAAATCCCTCAAAGTCGCGCTGCTTGGATCCGTCATAATCAAGCGGTTCCAGCGCTTTCGAATTGCGCGAAATGAAGTCCTTGATTTCCGGAATCTTGTTGTCGAGATGATGTCCGTATTCATGGGTCAAGGTATCGAAGTCATCGAGGGACTGGACACGCACCCCGCCTGATTTCGAATTGTATTGCCCAAGGACCTGTTTACTGCCCCGGATCCGCCCTTGCCGTGTGGAAGGAATGTTCAACACCTTGGCGAGGGCTTCGGCCGTCTCGCGCACACGCGCCACCGGCTGCGCAGTCCCGTCTCCGGATCGGCCGGATTGAGGGCGCTTGCGTTCCGTCCCAGTCAGTCGGTTTTGGGTGCCGGGTCTTTCGCTGTTGAGGAATTGTGCCGCCTCAGAACGGCCAGAACGTCCAGCTGGCTGGCGAGGTTCAGAAGGTGTTCCTTCTCCTCGCCCTCGTATTCTTCCGCCGCGGTTCTGAATTTCTTCGCGTTGTGTTCGGCCAGCTCGGCGGTCAAACGGAATGTCGATTTCTTTGCCATCTATTCCCTCAAACCGCTCCTTGCTACCTCCGGCATTGTATTCCTCGATGAACGCACGCTCAAGCGCATCATCTGCCGACAGGCCCTCATTGCGCATATGCTCTATTGTGCGGATAACTGTCTTGTCCGGCAACAGGTCCGTGCCACCTTCATAAATCTGGTCGATCGTATCTCTGAGTTCCGCCCGCGCCTGCTTCACATCACGTACGGTCTGCCATTGGCTTGCCTGCTCTGCATCTTTGGGTGCGAAGACATCCCGGCTGCGAATGTCCTGGTCCAGCAGCTCCAAAAGATCATTGACGGTCGATTTGGCGACGGCCTCATCCGAAGTGCCATAGAGATGATCAAAATACCCGGCCTCGGCTGCGGCTTCCCGCGCATAGTCCAGATCCTTGCCGGACGAGCGGACCAGATGGCCACGACCGGGGACGAATTTCTTGTCGAGATCCCGCGCGGCCAACTCGCCGCCAGCATCCAGTTTGAGCCCACCTTCTCCTGCCAGAAATTCCGACAAGGTAGGTGGTCGCGACGGCTTGTCGTCCGGCAATCCGGCCAGTTCATCTGCAATGCGCCGCTTTTGAGCATTCAGACCATGGGCTTCAAGGGCACTATCCGAGAGGCTTTCGCCAAGTGTCTGCGGCACGGGATCAGCATCCGGACTAACAACCGGTTCACTGGCTGAAACAGGTTCCGGCACGGTCGCCGGTTTCACATCCGGTTCGACTTCCTGGACCAGTCTTTCCCCAAGGATGTGTTCTGTACCATCCTCAAGGCGCACCTTGACCGCTCCATCCCTGACGCCCGACTGGTCTTCGAGAATGGTAACCTTCTGTCCATGGAGCGGTTCGGCCTCAATCCCCCTCGCCGGATCTGCCGGCGCATCGATGAGGGCAGTCCGCTCTCCAGCCAGGTCATTATTCGGTCCCTGATTTCCTCCGCGCTCCCGGAACTTTCCTTTGGCAAGGTCAACGCCGTGGGCAAGTGCGCCACCAGCCCCGCCTATGCCAGCGCCAAGCAGGACACTTGCACCATATTGGACAGGATCAAACTCGTCCCGAAACTCGGCGCCGATTTCAATGCCCTGGATAGCTGCATCAGAGACGGCATTCACCGCCGCACTATCGACGGATCCGGCAAAAACGCGGGCCCAAAGTCCGGATACAGCGCCCTTTGTTCCTGCAACAACCCGCGCGCCCAATCCGACCGGCACAAAATTCTCGACGCTTGCGGCTGTTCCAGCAATCTGTCCGCCAAGAGCTGCAGCACCTTCGCTAAACCCCTGCCATTCGGGAAAGGCTTCATAGCGATCATCGTGCCGACGTCGGTCCTTCCGCCTGCTTTCGGTGGAAGCATCGTGAATGGCACCGCCGATCGTGTTCTTGCGCTGAGCATCGTCGAAGTTCAGAATGAACCGCTCACCGAGGCCAGGTGTGGGACCCGGCTGCAGTTCCGGATCGTCATCAAATTGATCGAAGATGTTACTTTCCATCGGGAATGAACCCTTCACCGGTATCGTCGACAAACTCTGTTCCGCCCTCTACCCGCCGCCTGTACGGATCATTTCGCCTGCCGCTCAACACACGTTCAGCCGCCCCCTGCCCGTATTTTTTATCAAAGGACGGCGCGAGATCGGGTTGATCCAGAAGCAACTGAATTGCCTGGTAGGGAGGGACTGGTGTTGTTGCCGGATCCGGCGCTGCCCCGAACGATGCATCCGAAGCACCCAGTTCCCGTCCAAGGTCAGCTTTGCGGAAGTCCTGTTCATTGGGTCGCTCATTCTTTGATATCTTCTTGAACATCTGCGCCCCAGCCTTCGCTAGTTCGCGATCCACGCCATGCACCTGCAACACCTGGCGAAGAACCTCGTCCGCATAATCGCCATAGGCCATCTGGGCCTGTTCGACGAGATCCTGCATCGCTGCCACCTGCGAAGCGTCATCACCCGCCTTGAGCGCCCGCGCCAGATTTGTGGCTTCCGCTACTGTCAGCGGCTGGCGGGCCAATTCCGGAATATCCAGCGTTTCCTGGGCACGAAGACGGGCACCGACCAGATCAATTATGGTTTGTGGATCTTCCGGATCCGTCATGTCCGCCAGTTCGCCAATCTCGTCAAAGCTCTCCTCGACCGCCCGCGCCGGATCCAAGGATCTGAGTTTGAGCACACTGCGCGCCTTACGCTCAGCAGCGGTCAATATTGCTTCCTGGTCGCGAAACCCTTCTGATCCGGCTTCCGGCTCCAGGGCTTCAAGACGCTGTTCGATCTCTTCTGCAGACAAGGTATCGAGATCCGCAACCGCGTCATAAATCCGGCCGGCAATGTCTTTGCCTTCCTGCCATGATTGGTATTCTTCGGGCGTCAGAGCCGTAACCAGAGTTTCGGGAGGAATTCCCGCTGCCTCAAAATCCACCGATTTTCCGGTTTTCTCGATCGACGCAATATCGTCATTTATCAGCGACTTGATACGGGTCTTTTTAAGCTTGGTTTCTGCATCCTGTTTGTTGGCAAGCGCCCGAGCATCCCGATAAAGACTTTGGGAGAGCGCCTTGACCGATCCATGATCCAGCTGGGCGATTGGTCCTTCGCCAGACTGCCAGTCTTCCAGCAGGGAAAGGGCGAACTGTTCCTTTTTCGCTGGCGTATCCAGAGCATCAAAAACACCCTGCGCACGGCCACGTACGGCAGAAAGGGAAAGGCTCTCCTTCTTCCTTTGGCCTTGCAGTGGCGTCAGTGTTCCGGCTTCTACCGCAGCATCAACCATGGAATGCGACTGTTGCAGCTGCTGGTGAAGAATTGCATCCCCGTCATCATTTGCACCAAGGGCATGGGCTTGGCGCTCGATATCCCGCTCACGCGCGGAAATAGCCCCTTGGGTTGCAGCAAGTTCTTCCTGTCGAAGCTGCCCCTCCTGATTGGTTGCTACCTTTAGGCGGTATCCTCTGGATTGTTGGGCAAAGCTCTTTTCAAAAGCTTCACGAACTTCGGGGTCTGCCAGATTGGGATCCTTGAGATAAGTCTCCCTGATCTCGCTCATCCTGTTGGCAAATCCTCCAGGATCATCTCCAAAATCCTGATAGGCATTTGCAAGGTCCGTGGAAAGCCCCTCGGACACACGCCAGGAATAGGCTCGGATGGCTGCAGCATCGAAGGCATCACCGTGCAAGGTTCCATCTCTGCGAAGAGCCAGTGGTTCTGTTGTCAGGCTTGGCAGTCCATGTCGAACGCTACCGGGCTCATCCCCGGCCTTGCGGAGCCAAAGTGCGGCAAAATCCTTAGCCAGCATTCCGGCCTTCCCACCATTCAGGCGAACGGCATCAGAACCGACAAGATCGGATGCCTTGGCATTGGGATTGCCAAGAAGCTTTGCCGCCCCACCTCTGCCTTGCTGGTGCGCAAGATAGAGTTCCCCAGCAGTTGGTTCGCGTCCGAGCACCTTCACAAGATGATTGCGATTGTCCCGCATGAGGCGTGCGCCGGCATCGGCCGCTTCAACCGGGTCGTAGCGGTTTTTAAGCCCGTAGTCCTTGGCGGTACCGTCGATAAACTGGAAAAGACCGCCAGCGCTGGAATTGGGGTTTTTTGCTTGGGGGTTGAACGAGCTTTCCAGCTGGGCAACCTTCAAAAGCGCATTTGGACCCAAGCCATATTTCTTCGCGGCCTGAACAATCGTATTTCTGATCTCAGATGGAGCGTTGACCTGCGCGCGCGACGGCCTTCCTTTCTTGGCCGTCGGCGCATCCTGTTCAACCGATCTGGCCTGAAGGTAGGAAACAGAACCGCGTTGAGCTGCGCTCAGTCCCGCTTGTTCGGCTTCGCGAATGGCAGCCTTGTCTGCAAGGGCACGAAGGCGACCCGACATTGATCCGGCTACATTTGCCAGGGCTCGTGCAGCATCTCCGGTATCAACCGCAAAGTCAGGAACCCCGCCCACGCGAGCCACACTCTGCACACTCCGAAACGTTCCCGGATCCCGGCTTTGGCGATTGGCCATGTTACCCCCGATTGAACAAGCTGATACCGAAATCCACGCCAGTACCAACGGCGTTCAATAAACCGGCCTGTCTCTGGCTTTTTGCCTTTCGTTGAAGACCCTTGGAGCGCAGCCGATACAGTGCGGACTGAAACTCCTGATCGTTCCGGCTGACTGTCAGGCTGGTATGCGCATCTTTTTTGGCGGTCGCATTGGCTTGCTGCGCAACGCCTGCGGATATGTCGATCCCGGCATTGGCTGCAGCGACTTCGTTTTCTCCGAGGATCCTCATCAGCTCCTTCTTCATTTGCGTCTGCTGATTTGTCGCCTCGACCTTTTCCTGCCCAGCCTGCAGATCGGCTTGAACGGCCGCATCTTCCGCCGCCTGTGCAGATGCATTTGCGGCCCCCATTTGCCCAACAACACCGAGAACCGCTGACGCGCCCTGCAAGACAGTCAGCGCAGTGGAGGCAAAACCGCCTGCGCCGGCAGCTCCCGCGCCTGCAAGTCCGGATCCGACAACTTTTCCGACTGCCGCTAAAGCAAGTTCCATTTTTGCCTCCTAAAGAGCCGCCTCGATGGTGACAGACCGGACAGTGAGTTTTCCCGGCCGTAACTGTGAAAGGGTCAGTTTCGGCTCATCGTGAAAGCCTGTCAGACCGCGCACCGTGATTGTCTCGGTGACACCTTGGCGAAGTTCCGCTGTATCCGCCTGAAGCCCGTAGCGCTGGAGGCCGACATCCTTCAAAGGACCGTCATTGATACCGATCGCCAAAGATGTGGTATCCAGAACCGAGATTTTTGCGGAGTGAATGCGCAATCGCCTTTTCAAGACGACATTTGCGCCAGCCGGACCAATGTCGCGCGGAGGCGGCAACATGGTGACCTTTGGAGGAGCCCACGTTCCCAGATATCCGGCCACAACTGGAAAATCGAGTGTGACCACTCCCGACTGGACAAGATAAGGGCCCATGACATTACTATCGCCAACAACCCATATCTCGCGGTTTTCAAATCTGGCAAGACCGAAGATTTGCGACTGAGGCGCAGAAAAGGTGAACTCCTGTGCCTCGTCCAGCAGGTACCCCGTCACAAGGCGTTCAAGGCGTCGCCCTGCTGGCCGATCGACAATCCAGCTCATCTCATTTCGGCCATTGACCGAAACAGCCTTGAAATGCCCACTATCAGACGTCATGCGCGAAAAGGCTGTCACGTCCTGTTCGCGCAGCAATGTCGCCAGCCGCGCTTGACCGTCTTCAAGGACAATTCCATTCAAGTTGCCACTTGTGGATTTTTCAGCCCGGCGCATGGCCTGGTCTTTGACATCGATGATGAGATGGGACCCAAGCAGGGAAATATCGCGCGAGACGAAGTTCCCCTCTACGTCCGTGTATCTGAATTCACCGATTACGGACCCGGTACTGGAAACGAAATTCAACGCGCCTTCATTGGCAACGATCGGAACACCGTTCTTTACGCCGCGCTCACCCGCCTGGACATGGTTTGGCGGCTCCGTTCGGCTCAGTCCGCGTTCAGCGATCCAGTATTCCGCCCCATTTGTGAAGATCGCTAGGTTTCTGGACGGGACGATCTGTTCAACGACCTCCCCGCCATCAACATCCATTGGGATTAACGCCGGACCGTTTGCAGCTGAAAACCGCTCATCGAAATTGAAGTAGTCCCCTTGGAGGGAAAACATCCATGCATTCGGTAGGCCTTTGAACCCACCAAGCAAAAGGCGCTGGTTGTAGAATGCTCCACATCGAGGCCAACCGCGCACGCTGGAAATCACGGGTTCGCCTGGAGCAACCCCTACCGTGGTTTTTGCGGCGAGAATGGCAGCATCGGCCTTGTTGATCACGTTGCCCGAGACAGCCCACCCGTCCCCCGCATTGTTTTCGCCAGAAAACGTAACAGCGATTTTGCTTCCACCGGCAGATGCAACCGAAATTCCGGGGGCGACATTTGGCAAATCCTGCACCGCAGTTCGTACTCGTGAGGCCAAAGTTCCCATGGCCGTGGTGTAGCCTATGGAAACCGTCTCCTCCTGACTGATCGTCAGAGTGAAAATGCTGTTTGCATCGAGGCCCACAAATTCCAGTCGCCAGACGGCAGCAACCCCGTTCGAATAAGTCGCTCCATAGTCATAGCTCGGTAAACCGGTCAGCGGCACGGCATCAGCAGACCAGGCTTGCGGCCCGGCATGCTTGATGCGCTGCGGCTGCAAGTCCGCATGAAGCAGGATCATTGTGTCCCGTTGCTGGGCATCATTCAGACCGGGCAACATCGTTTCGGACAGCGCTGGAATGGCAAGGTCCTGAAGCTTTCCTGAGTTGCCCCAGGCTTCCATCTTTCCCGGAGCAAAGACGAGATCGTAAGCAGAACCGTCTGACGCCTTGAAGTCGAATAAACGCGATGCGGCTGGATCCACTGCACCAATGTCAAGCAGGCCACCACGTAGACCAAACCCGCCCTGTGGGATCGACACGACGTTCTCCATGTGATCCGCGCCAGTGGAAAAATACTTCAGCTGCGACCGCTCGTGCAAAAGCGGATCCAGCTCACCGGCCGTGAAAGCAGACTGCAGGCGTCCAGGGCGAGCAACCATCAGGATCTCCAGGAACGTGTAAGCGGATTGCGATCCATGGCAATCCGCTGTGGCGGTGTTGCTTGGGCATTGTTGTTGATCGCCGTCCGCATTTCCCCGCCCCTGTAGTTTTCTTGCGGGGTGCCATAGGCGCGCATTTTCAGGAGTTCGTGCAAATTGGCATCACTAGCAAGGGAAAGGGCCAGATGTGCAGCAAGCCCCGAGACTGTCGCCTTTCGAAAGGCAGGTTCCCAGTTCTGAGGATCAGGGCGAAAAGGCACTGACGCAAAAATCGGCATGTCCATGGCATGAACCTGACCTTTGATCAGGCGGAACCGGGTATAATGGCAATCAGGATCAGTCGGATCATCAGTCAGCCAACGTGGCGGTCCAGACTTTGGCCCCGGCACATCGTACAGATAGGTAAAACCGGACAAGGGCGGTTCACCGTCGATCCGGGTCAACTGTCGCAGGTCGAACTTGAACTCGAAAGGCTCGATGCTGAGATTGAAGTCGACAAGGTTTTCATAGATCAACGTGACCGACTGCCCGCCGATTGTTTCCTCGTCCAGATCCTGCAAAGGATCCGCGCCGATTTCAGCGCAAGCTGCATTGACAATATCTAGTGTGCTGAGAAGGCGCATTTCTAACCCCTGAAGACAAGCCACGCGGGGACCCGAAAACCCGCGTGGCTGCCAGCCCCGAACCGTTAGGCGATTGCAGCCGCCTGGAACGGCGCAATCGAAACGGTGGAGGCGCTGGACGCGGTGACGATGTAGATCCGGCCGGTCGGTGTACCGGCAACGTCAAGCGAACAGAAGATCTGGTCGCCGGTTTTCAAGCGATCATGGATTTCGAGGAAGTAATTCCCCGTTTCAACGCCTGCACCATCATCTTCGGTGATGTAGGCATGAATGTTCCGGATGGAGCCGGCTTTGGATGCATCGGTCGTCCCGATATGGTCAATGGTTCGAAAACCGTCCACTTTGAAAGTCATGGTTCAAGTCCCTGGATTTTCGGAGAACGAAGTCGGCGGTTAACCGCCGACAGCTGTTTCGTTACTTGATTACAAGCGCGGTATCGGTGCCTGTGCGGAAGCGAACGATGCCATTGCCTTCCTGCAGCTCCTTGGCAGCACCCTTCGCCTTCATGTTGATGGACCACCAGTCATATTCGTTGTGCCACTGCTCCCGCATGTTGATGTCGGTATGAGCGGCCCATCCAATGGCTGATTGGTGCCAGGCGAAGAGATCCTGCTTGTTTTCACCTGGAACCGGATAAAGCGCCTGTGGCTCTTGCTCCACAAACAGGAACCAGTTGACGCCATTCCAGAAGCGGGTGTCGGTCGCCTTCACGAAGGGCATATCGGACCCAACGTGCTGGGAGTTGTTCACCACCTTGTTGGCAAGAAGCTGGTTCCACTGCTTGGCAGGCAGGCCGCACCAGGTATTGCCGTCCCAAGGAACTTTCATGTCCTGAAGGGCTTCACAAAGTACCATGGCATTCGCGGCGTCAAAGGCACTTGCGGAGAAGTCGAGCCCGCCATCGACACTGGATTTCACCCCTGCCATCTTGGCATAGATCTCCTCGTCGGTCGCCCGGCCGAGGGCCATCGCACCGCTTTCGTAGACGATTTCGCGCTCGTCGATCGTCATGCGGTCCAGATCCCATTCTTCAACCGTGTCGAAGACAGTCCAGGTTTCCAGCGGGACCTCGAACTTCTTGCGCTGACCACCGGTGGGCGTGTTCTTCTGGTTGCGGGTTTTCTTGACGGCCTTGGATGTGCCGGCCAGATAGAAAATTGCCTTTTCCGACCCTTCGAAACGCACGGGGTGCGAGACGGTCGGACGGAGACGGTTGCCCTTCTCTTGATAAATGTGCATGGCACGTTGCGGATACTGGGTTTGGAACCAGACAGGAGCCTGCGCGGTCATCTTGATTACCTCGATGCTGAAAGCGAAAACACCGGGGCTGGAGAGGCCACTTGCGCGCGCGGGTCCGTTGTCCGGAGAGGCCGCACGGCTTGCAGGTCCGCCCTTGGCTGAGAGCAAGTTTAGGACGGCTCAGATAGCGTCAACCGTGCAATAGCGATGACCAAAGAGTGGAAATCGTGCTTATTGCCAAACAAACAAAAAATCCCGGAAGATATGATCTTCCGGGATAGTTTACGGTGGAGTGTCTACACAAGAACTGGATATCTAGCGCACTTCTCAGACTGCCGCCATGACGCCATAAAATATATTCGCAAAATTTACGCATGAGGCACTTGGTATTAATTTAGTTCCTGCTTTGATTACAGGCCTCATCATACCGTTTGCGCAAATCCTCATCGAACCGCTTGTCCGGATCGGAATGGTTGCGGTTTCGCGGATCTATACGGGGATCTGTATGCAGCTTTTTCACGTCTTCGGCGGTCAAGACGCCATTGCCACCGCTTTCGCCGCTGATCCGGATCCCGTTTTCTGCAAGGCGGCCGGACAGAGCCCGAAGCAGGACGTTGCCCGCCGCAGTGTCAGACAGGGAAACCAGCAAAGCCTGGATTTCCGGCTTCATATTCTCCGAAACGCCCTTGAGCTGGCTGGAAAGCCCCTTCGCAAAGGCCTCATTGTTCAAGAGGGCCTGTTCAACCCCCTTCTGATCTAGCCCGCTCTCACTCATGAACGTCTTGAGTTCGGTTGCCGGGTCATAGGGAGTGGCTAAAAGCCCTTCATCGATCATGGGCCCATAAACGCCCGACACGAATTTCTGCAGCTGGTCCTGGCTCAGTCCTGCTTCATGGGCCGCCTTGCGCGTATGTCCCCAGATCGGATCGCTGTTGAGGTCTCCGAACCATGGCTTGAGCTTGTCGCCCGGATCGAACGTATAGGCGTCCGATGTGTCCGGCCGTGTCGGCATTTGGGCGACTTTGGTCCGCAAGCCTTCTGCCCTGCTGTGTGTTTCCGTGTAGGCCGGAAGCAGTTTTGCGAGTGTCTCATCTGCAGAAGTTCCGACAAATTCAGCAGGTATTCCTTCTGGAGGTGTCCATGTGCCCTCGCCACTTCCTTCACCACTACCTGCACCTGCACCGCCTTCCGGTGCAAATACTGGTCGAATGCTATTCAAAAAATGCATCAGACTTCTCTCGGTTTTGTATTTTCGCCGCGGCCCTCCGCGATGGCCTTGGCAATTAAATGTGCAACGGAGTTCTGTCCCTCGCGGAATGCGCCAAAAGCAGCCATCGACTGCATGTCGAGGCCGAGCGATACGAAAAAGACTGTTCGCCGCAATGTGCTGTCGAAAAGCGCTTCAAGTGCCTTTTCTCCGCCCGGTGTTGCGGCAAAGTCGGCCCATGCCCGCGCAATGGCACTCCGGTCTTCCGCCGCTTTTTCCTGATCAAGCTTCAGGGCAGCTTTAGCCTTGTCGTCCACTTGATCAAACCAGTCCCAACCACCTTTTGCAGCACCGGAAATGATATTTTCCATGTCGATCATTGCGCGCCCGTAACCTCACCCGCAGCAGCCAGGGCAGCCGCTGCCATCGCAGCATCCTGATCCTGCTTTTTCTTTTCTTCCCGCTCTTTTTCAGAAACGATAAACATCTCCGGAACGCCGAGATCACGCCCGATCTGGGTAAGAGCGGTTTCGACCTTTGCGATTTGCTGCAGGAAGCCCGGCTGACCGACGGCCGCGCCGATCGAAATCACCATTTGCAGCCACTGGATAACCTTCTCCACCCGCTGCGCTTCTCGCGCCAACGCCAAAGGGCTTTTGACACGAACGCGCACAAGCAGCTGATCGATCGGGATCTCGTCGGAGATAAGCCCCTTGTTATAGGCAATCTCCATGGCCCGTTTGACGGCCGGAATGACGATCTCCTTGACCAAACGCCCATAGGCTCCAAGGTGATCGGAGGCGAGCCGCTTGACCCGCTCAAGGATCTCCGTTGCCGATCGAACGGCCGCACCATCTGCCGGAAGGCTTTGGTCCATCATGGTGGCTTTCACCCCCATGCGCATATCGTTCAGAACCAGATTGGACAGATCGAGGCGCGGATCCGGGAACCGATTGATGGATGGCCCCAATGCCCCCCCATTCCGCGCAACCTTCCAGAACGCCCCCGGTTCCAGTGAAGCGAGATCCGGATTGAACACGCCATCGTCGACAGTCGTATAAATGCCCAGCATTGCGATCGCAGCCGCCTGCAGCTGGAGCCTTGCTGCTGTATTCAGCGTCTTGATCGTAGGCATGGCCAGCATGACAGGGCCCCGACCATAAGCTTCGCCTGGAACCCGGAAATATCTTGCAAAGAGCCACGGGCAGGTCCGGCTTTCATTCTGGAAAACCGCCGTTTCCTGCTTGTTGCACCAGACGATCATTCGCCAACGGCGTTCTTTTGGAACCCAGACGGTATCGACATTCACGTCGATTTCCCCCTCGGGCTTTTCCTTCAAGAGCTTTTTGAGGTTTTCACCGAACTTCCCCTCCGGCCACGTGTCCTGCAACACCCGCACGGACATTTTGCGTTTCCAGAAAATCGCAGAAATTCGGTTGTTCGGGCCGTTCTCGATCAAAAGCTCTTCGATCGGGACGGATATCGGCTCCCAGAGTTTTTCCGGCTCATCCGGTCCGGGGGGATTGAGCAACATGGCCCCATTGCCAGCACTTAGATCCAGGGCCATCTCATGAAAGGCCATGTCAAAATCGCCGTCATCAAAAAATGCCTGGACGATCTTGCTGATCGGAGCGAGCTGCTTGGACATCTTGTCGCGCTCGTTCTCATCAAGAACGACCGGACCCGGTTCCAGCTCGAAATTATCCTGTCCTGCCGGCCAGAGATCTTGCTGGACCTTGCCTGCAAAACGAAAAGCGCTGTCGATCGCGGTGTGATCAAACACGTCGTTGACGCGCTTGTCACCCTTGCCCGTCTTGGCTGCCGATTTCCGAAAGGGAATGGCGTATTGGTACGCTTCATCCAGCAACGGCTGGAACGCATCACGCTCCCTTTGAGCGCCGTTTCGCCGTTTCTTGAGGGCGGACAGGTCGACCATTTACCCGAGTGTTCCTTGCCCGTCCCCCGACAGGGAAGTTCCGTTCAGATAGGTAAGCATCCGGTTGCCCCGCTTCTTGCCACCCCCCGGATTGGATCCGGCCTGGTCGGCCTCGGCCTGACTTTTGGCGAGCTGGGCTAGACTGCGGCGCTGTTGCTCTTCCGCGTTCTTTTTTGCGAGGGCTGTTGCCTTGTTGCTGCCACCGCCTCCGAAGATTTTACCCATTTCCAGATTTCTCCCGCATCACAGGTTTCTGCGAATGAAAACCCCATGCGCCGGGCCATGATTTTCCCGGCCCGACTGGTGCAGATCACGATGATTTCAGGATAGTCTCCGGATTGGAGCGTCAACCGGATGGCGCGGAACATCTGATCGAGATGTCCGCCCATCTCCGGTTTCAGATTGAACCAGGCCTCCCAGGCATCGCCGGTGATTGGATAGAGGCCCGCGATCCCGATCAATTCGCCTTCATTGCGAAACGCCCAGGTTTTGCCCCCGTCACGCATTTCCCTCAAAATGGCCCAATGAACGCGCGTTTTTCCGCCGCCAAGTTCGGCCATATCCAGCAAGGTTGCGGGAGTGGAGATCTCCAGCATCAGCACCCGACCTTGTGAACGTCGAAACCTCCACCAGACTGACGCTGACGCCCGCCCCATGGAGTTGAACCCGACTTCCCTGGCGTCCTGTCCAGCCCGGCCGCAGCTCGCAAGGACCCTGTTCGCCCTCGGATCCCGAGTGTTCCGTACTGATCGGCGTCGCATAAATCCGAATAGGGATGGGTCTTTTCCGGAGCTTCCTCGTATTCGGTCGAGGCCGTCGCGGGACGCCGCTTGTAGCGATATTTCCCTTCCATGGCCGCAAGCAGGAGCGAGCACCGAACCGGGCAGACGAGCAAGGTCGTGTTGGGTTCCAGATAGCCGCGCAGCTCAGCCTTGACCGCATCGAGCCGCAATCCTAGCTCATTGCTCCCACCGGCAGGTATGAGAACCGGTAGGCCCGTGATCATGGCGATTACCTCCATGGCCGTGAGCTGACCGCCTTCCTTGTCGGCACCGTGTTCAGCAGCCGGATCGACAAACATGCGGATTGAAGTGGCTTCTCCGTATCGCTCGGAAAAACGGGCCTTCAACGCCTCGCCAAAACGGGCCGCACCTACCCCATGCCCCAAATAGAGCTCATCGATGTTGCAGATCCGGCCAGGCGAGTGAACCTGCTTGAACACAGCAGCCGGATTGAGGGTGTTCATCGAAATATCGATGCCAACAACGAGCTCCAGTTCCGGCCGGAAACCGATTTCCGACCGGGCAACGTGGATCTTGCGGTCAAAACTCTCGTAGACCGGTTTCCCCGCTCGGCTATAGCCGAACTCGTTGTCGACCATTCTGCGCACAAAATGCTCGTCCTGGTTCTCGATAATTCGATTGTAGTAGTCTGCCTCCAGATTGAAGCGGTTTTCCGCTTCAGAAGAGCGGCCGCTAGGCTGCTCGTGGAACGCGCGGCCGGGAGCACGATTTGTGACAAGGACTGGATATGTCCAGTTGTCCAGAGTTGGCGCGTTCATATCTCCAACAACAAAGCCGCGCCTTGGCGCGTCCGCATCCAACATGATTGTCTTCATAGGATAGCGGCCGACACGTTGCTCGGCATCATCCAGCGCACCTTCCGCATGGGTGTCCAGCTCATTGAGCCACACCCCAGAATACTCTCGCCCCTTCATCAGGGTTTCGATGTCGTTTTCATTGAGGCCTGCGAACTCCGTGATCGCCTCGATCCGGATCCCGTCTTTTCCAACGAACCGTAATGTATGCGTTACTGGACGATCATTCCCCCCGGTCCAGGTCGATCCCGGATATCCCTTCGGAAACCACTGTTTCCAACTTTCAAGAACGGTTTTTTCAGCGGAGCGGAATGTATCGCGCAAGACAATCCAGCGGCACATACGCGTCGGCTTACGATCGCTGGGATGACTGCAGATCGGCGCGATTGTCGCCGCGTAGATCCGTTTGAAGGCGCAGGTTGTCGTTTTCCCCCCACCCAGGGGTCCCATGATCACGGCCGTCTTGAGCGGCTCAAGGATGAAGGCCTGGGCGACGGGACCGGGAGGCACGTAGCGGGTCAGGTCGAAGTCTTCCGATATCTCGTATTCAAGGGCCTTCTTCCGCATCTGCTCTTCCGAATAGACGCGAAACTCCTTCTGACCGACGACTTCAGAAACGTGTTTACTCATGCCCACACCCCCGACCCTCGGGCCCGAAAGAACCGTCCCGGTGAACCTGACGATCCAGCCCTGACGCAGAATGCAAAAAATGGGAACGGTGTGAGAACCGTTCCCCTACAGGTGTGCCCACCCCCCGGCTCCGGGGAAGCCTGCCGCCTGCCCCCGCCTGGTCATGCCCCCTGCCCGATCGACCGTGCCATGGCGCTCTGCCGTACCTTGGGCATTGAGGTTGCAAAATGGGGCATTCCCCCCTTGCAACCCCATGATTTTTGATCACGGGCGCAATCTGCAATTTGCCCATAAGTTTCAATATCTTGACTATGACGTGTGATAAGTGTTCGTGTGAGATCATTCGTCACTATCCTCCAAGTCATTGATTTCATTGGATGTAGCGTCGATTGTCTGACCAAGGCTCAATGCCCTGCGACCAGCGATCGTTTTACCCTCTTCGAGCTGGTTCGTGCCCAGGTCGACGATCAGCGTCGGCAGTCGTTCATCGAGGATTGCGATTTCAACCGGCTTCTTGCCATGGAGATAGGGAGCCAGCTGGCTCGCCACCGTATGCTGTTCCTTAATGATTTCCATCAGGCTCGGAAGTGTGGTCTGAACCTTCTTGCCGATCGACGTTTTCGCTCGCTCGTGGTCCTCAAACCACGCCTGCAGCTCTACTGGATCCGCTGTCAGGAACTGAGCCATCGCCACAAGTGGATCTCGGAAGCCCTTGGCATGGAAGAACTTCTCAAAGTCCTTGGTTTTGCGGTTCAGCGAGCCTTTTGGCCGCCCAGGTCGCTTCTTGCCGTTGATTTCCGTCTCATCCGGCCGGTGACGCGCCAGCGCATCCCCCGCATCGGCGTAAGGATCTCCCCCGTAACCATCGCCATCAAACAGATCATCATCAGACATCGATACCGCTCCTGGAATATTTTATTGGGAAGCGGCAGAGGAAACTGTCTAGGGACTGTCTAACGAATTGTCTAATTAAAAGAATAATGATTTCATATACATAATATATATTTAGACAGTTTAGACACATTAGACACACATATATCTCACATGTACGCCTGCACAGGCACATGTAAGGACAGTTACTGTCTAAACTGTCTAAAGTGTCTAATCCTGCGTAGTGCGTTGTTTTGTAATGATATTTCACTAGACAGCCTCTAGACAGTTTAGACAGTTTGCGTCGTTCAAAACGTCTACGATTGCCGCTCGCAGACACAATAAGTCCCTTTCAGACCGGTCAACCGGTCTGTTTCCTGCAAGGACAAGGGTCGGGGTTGCGGATTTCGCCCGATTTGGGGGTGGAATTGGGGGCGTTGGCGGCGCTGGTCCGCCCAAAACAAGCTGGATCGGGATCACGGGTCAGGCTCCGGATTTCATGAGATCGTGCAGGGAAATGAAGATGCAGCGGACCTGCCTCCCGGCAACAGATACCCTGTTGTCGAGGACATCCGTCCCGTCGGCCCTATGCTTGCCAGTGGCAAGCCCCTTCTTAATGATGTTTGGCGGGCCACGTCTTAGCGCCCATGCCCAGGATCCAGATCCGCTTTCGCCTCCGAATTTCGATTTGGACAGCATTCGGGCAAGAACCGGGCTCTTGTTAGGGATCGCCAGGCCGTAGCCCTCGCCAACCATCCCCTTCCCCAGCAAGCCGATATCAGCATTCGCCAGGCGCGAACGAGCCGGGCCCTCCTCGATCTGGGCGAGCTTCAGTTCTTCAATAATTTGCGCCACTGTCTGACGCTGGCCATGGCTGTAATTATCGATTGGTGTTGTCCGGATGACATTCAGACATTCCAGCCAGGTTGCTTCCTTGTCCTGCAACTCGGGAACGATATCTGCCGCAAGCGCCGAGCCCCAGAAGTCCAACCTTTCAAACGGCAATTCCAGATCCTCAAGCCCATCATCCCCCAGCAGAAGATGCGCACAGGCGAGGAAGGTACCGAACGTGTTCTGACCGCGACTGTCATGTCCGGCCACTCGGAGCACCGTGCGATATTGCTCATAGATCTTTGGGAAATCCGTCCACTGATCAGCGAGCCGTCGCAACAGGCGCGGCCCAGTTGTCTCCGGTTCTGACAGTTTGGGAACAATACCATCTTTGGAAATCAGTTGTCCCAGCTGGATAATCGCAAGGCGTGTCAGGTTCGCGACTGGGATGGGCGGCGGATTGATCCCGGAAAACCCGAAAGCGGATCGCGCCATGAACTCAACGCCCTTGTGATCGGCACCACCACGGATCCTGACCGAACCGGACGCTGCATCACGCGCCATCTTGTAGACCTTGGCGGATTGGGCCGGATCGTCCTCATCCTCGATCTCATCAATCCAGATCGAGAGGCTGTCATAGCCAAGATATTGATAAAGACCGGCTTCCGTTGCGTTTGTTGTCGAAACCAGTCCCCGGCCGAGGATGATCTTCAAAAGACGGATCAACTCGGACTTGCCCGATCCAGCTTCTCCAACCACGAATATCGAAGGTCGCCACTCCAGCGCTCCGCCGAGCATGGCGACCCCCAACCAGCCTAGCGTGAGCATGGCATCCACATTGCCGCGCTCCATGTTCCAGGTGCGCAACATGCGGAATATTTCCATGGCGGGATTGTCTTCATGAGGAACAGGCTGATCCCAGGGAACCATTCCACCTGGTCGTCGCATATAGAAATAGGCCCCGACTTCGCCGGTATCGCGCAGCCGTCCATCCATCCAGAGATATTCGCCACAATGCAGCACAAGGCGATCATCATCCGTTCGCCAGGCTCCCCGGCCGCGCACCAGTTCATTGGGTTGCCACCCCCCCTTCTCGTGGGCGGCAGCAAAGAGATCGCGGCGAACCTCCTCGGCCTTGAACCCCACGACTTCCTTTTTCTTGCTGAAGGCGGGCCATGCCCAGCACAGAAAATCCTCATGCCTGGAAAACAGCTTTTGAAGGCGCTCAACCCCCATGGCCTTGTCGCCAGTGCAAAACACTTGGCCCTTCGTGTCGATGTAGTAGTAATTCTCGCCATCGAACCCGAGCGGATAAACCGGGCAATCCTCCGGCAGGCACCCAGTATCATCCACGTCGCCTTCTTCTCGCCATTTGCCCGGATCCACACCCTGATAAGGCATGCCCTTGATCGGCCATTGCGTTGGCGAGAAGCGTTGCGACGAGATTTCAAGGCGAGCCTTTGCAGCGCCCGTCACCGCCGCAACGCGCCGCTTGCCTCTTTCCTGTGGAAAACCGTTTGTGTCTTTTTCTGATCCGGTCATCTAGGGCCGTTTGGTTGACAAATGTCCGGACATTTTCAGCTGTCCGGAAGTATCAAAGGATGTGGAATAGGCTTTCAGTTAACCTTGTCCGAAGCCTTGTTCGGTTTCTTCCTCGATGCCTTACGCTTCGATGGCGTCTGCGGCACCGAAGGCAATGAGGTATCGGGCTCATTGCCTTCACCAGAATGAACGGTCTCGCCAGCCGAAAGAGGGGCAGCGGTTGCCGCGACCGGTGCCGACACCGGATCCTTGCCCAGCCGGGCACTTTGGCGACTGGCTTCTACCGCGTGGGGATGCAATTCATTCAGGGACCCGACCGGCTCGAAGATGGTATCCTCGAGTGCGACCTTTCCGGGGGCAGCGGGCCGTTGCGCCTTCTGTTCCGCCTGGATCTGATAACAGCGCAGTTTGGTGTGAATGCCGGCGCACACATCAACAAAGGTCTGAAGCAGAAGTTTCAGGGGCGCTGGCGCGTCTTGCCAGCTTTCCTGCATGCGTTCCTTTTCATTGATGAAGCGAAACAGGCGTTCACCGCTATCGCAGCCCTTGTTGCACACATAGGCTCCCATCATCTGGACGAGCCGCTCCAGTTCTTCCTCCTCGAAGACGCCAAGGAAGTTGGTTGCGGCGACATCCGGTTTTTCTTCCGCCTGCAGCAGGCCAAACAGTTCATTGGTGGCTGCATAGGCAATCCGTGTGGCATAGCTCTCACAGTCGATTTCCAGAAAATCCATCTTTCTTCTCCTTACGAATTGCCCGTCAGGGCGTCGTTTACGTCCTTGCCCCAGCTCGCAGGCATGGCGATGGTCTCGATCGGCTTTCGAAATCCCCGCATTCGGCGCACGGCCCGATCGAACAGCGCTTGCGGTTGGGGCTTGTTCCAGTCGTTGTCCTTGAAGACGAACCAGGAACTCACCGAAGGGTGGTCGTAGACGGTCAGAAGATTGGGCAGGCTTCCGGCAGCGTTTGACCGCAGATCCGGATCCGCATAGGCAACAGAAAATGCGTCCTCGATGCCCTCGGTCAGGCTCGCCATTCCGGAGATCCCCGCAGCGGCCGCGCGCTCCATGTTCAATCCGCTCGGCCCGTAGGTGCAACGGATCATCAGCCCCGCTGTCTCGGGAAACATCATCTTCGCCTTGGGTTCGTCTTCCCCGAAAGGAATGGCCTCGGCCTTGTCGCGGCCGTCATGGGCAAGAAACGTGTAGTGACAGGCTCCCAGTCGTCCGTCCTTGTCGACCATGGCAGATATCAAGGCGGGAAAGAGAGGACCTTTCGCAAGCTTGTTACCCTCACTGTCCCTCGGCGCTCCCAGCCAGTATTCGCAGGCCGGGTGATATCGAAAGGCTGGTGCGAGATTGGGAATATCCCGCAACTCAACACCGCGTTTGACCCGAAAATAGGTTTCAATCTGTGTGTCGAAGATCGCATCGGTACAGGAAAAGAAGAACTTGCGGACCCGTTCCCGTGCAGCTCGGCGATGCCGTTCAGCCTCGGCTTCCATGGCCTTTTGCTTGGCTGCCGCCTCGGCTGCGATTTTCTTTTTCTGCACCGGGCTCATGGATCGCAGCCCGAACCGATCCTCAATCCAGGCAACGGCTTCCAGGCGACTTTCATCTGTCACGGCCCCCTTCAAACCAACCGCAACCAGATCGATCGCATCACCACGTTCACCGGATGGAAAATCGCACCAGCCGCCTCGCCGCGCGCCGCTCAGCCAGATGATTGTCTGGCTCGGCTTGGCACCATTTCTCCAGGGCCACGTGATATTCCAGCTCCCGCGCTTGCGGTGGCGCGGATTGGCATTTTCCCCGAAAAGCTCCGGAATCAAGGTTTCCAGATTGTCCAGCACCTTCGACTTGGCGATCGCGAACCGGGACATTCAGCCCTCCCCATTGGGAAAGAGCGCCAGTTCAAGTTTGTCGATCACAGGGCCAAGCTCTGGATCTTCTCGAAGGTCCTCAACGCGACGCACTGTCTTAAAGATGTTTTGACGGGTGCAATTTGTTACGCGCGCTGCCGTAGCCGCTGGCACATTTGCGCCGGTAACGAGGAAATAGACAGCAACTTGATGAACATGCTTTTCCGAGAGTACGGAGCTAGTTGCTGCAAGAAACCCTTGAAATGCGACCTTTGCCGCAGCATCCAGAGTGTTTTTCAAGATCCAGAAGCAAGACCTTTCTGATTTCCTCTCCCGCGTTATCGTACGAAGCGTAGTGTTCAATTTTCGCAGATCGGCTGTACGGGCACGACCGGACGCCTTCATTCGAGATAGTTTCCGGCGATCAATGCCTGATCGCGCTGCCAATTCATCCAGCGTCACGCCGAGGCGTCTGCGCCGTGCTTCTATGCGGGCCAGCTTTTGCGCGGCATCCGGTCTTTTGATATTGGGCACATGTGCCTCCAAATGGAAAATCTGGAAGTCTCAGCCAGCCGTACGCGAAACCTGTCGGCCGGAACGCGAGGGACTGTTGGTCAGGTTTCCGGTGACTGCGGTTCAGCCAGATTCTTCAGCCGGCGCAATTCGCCCTCGATGGCGAGCAAGGCAGCCGCCAGCATCAATGGTGTGGAGTTGTGGCTGATATGACGGGCCGATCCGGCCAGGATCATTTCGCAATGCTCCAGAACCTGCGGCAACGTCACCGGGCCACAAATCACATTCGGATCGTTGCTCGCCGCCGTTGTCTCCAGCACGACCAGACGCCGGTCATCTGTTTCGGCCACATGCCGCGTCTTGCTCTTGTTGGAGAGCAGCTGCACAGAGACAATCGAGGTGCAAGGCTGCTTGTCCTGATCACTCATGCCCGCCTCCCTCGTTTTCACAAGGTGACCCTTCGATCGGACCAGCTGAACTCTCAATCCAGTTTGTCAGGGTTATTCGAAGCGCGCCCGATGGGTCATAGGCGCCTGTTTCAATCCGATGCACAGTCGATTGTGAACAGCCGACCCGCGCACCGAGTTGCGCCTGAGTTAATCCCCGAGCACGTCTCAATTCCTGCAAAGTTGAAAAATTCATGATGCATTTTCCATTTTGTGTTATGCATCTTATTCGTATTGCATAATATCAATCAAGCCAATTGCATACAGCGGAGCTGCATCATGGGGATAACTTTTACACCCCCCAGACTTCGAATGGACCCGATGGACAAGCACGAGAGATTGCAATTCGCTAGGCAACAGGCTGGTTTTCCCACCGCCTCAGATGCAGCACGAGCACTAGGAGTAAGTGTCCCGACCTACTCAGCTCATGAGAACGGATCACGCTCCTTTAAAGAAGACAAAGCTCGGAAATATGCGCGCCGGTTTGGTGTAGACGTTCTTTGGCTGATCTACGGTAAAGGCGAACCAAAACCAACGGCAAACACGGAAATAATCGAGAGGGACTACAGCCTCCTTCCTAACGAAATAAATTTCGAGATATTTCAGAAAGCAAGAAGAGTGGCGCGGGAGATTGAGTTGACAATAACAAATGGCGGAGTATCCGACTACGACTCATACAAAAAGCTGTTAACTTTAACTTACCTCGACATGCTGGAGCGAGAAAAGGTAAATGCCAAAGCAACCGAAGATATAGAGTAGGCATGTTTCATGGAAAACCTAAGTGAATATCTTCAGAAATTTTCATTAACAAACATCAATGCAATCCCGTTTGAGGACGCCTACAAGCAATTTTTGCATAAGATGTTTCTCTACGGACTTGAAACAGAGTTTCTCGCCGCTGTCATTTTGGTAACAGGTTCCACGGATATACCATCACTCACTGACAACCAAAGGCTGCTAATCATGCTCGAATGTCGAGATGTACTCATCGAAGCCGAATGGTTCCTTAACAAATACGACCGCCCGAGCAAAGAAAATGAACTATATAATTAGGCAAAATCTTTCTTCAGCTATGCTGTCACACAATGATATTGGTCGCTTTCTTCTCGATCACTGGCGCACGCATGGCGGCACTAAGACAACCGAGTTAGCAAAAGTTTCCCCGCACTACACTCTCATGTCGGGAGTATCAATCGGGGATCTAGCACCATCAGTATTGATGGCCGGCGAACATTCTCTTACTGCACAGGTCCTCCAACTTGGCAGCGCGCAAAGAATAAATATCGACGAAGCCATAGGAAATGCATATAGAAAATTTGTAGCTTCAAGTTACAAAGAAACCTCTGAGTGTAACACTCCGATCTCCGATATTGTTTCTACGCTCATATCGACAATAAACGGTTTGGAGAAGATAGTATACGACCGCTTACTTCTTCCTTATAGAACTAAAACGGGAATACCTCATATTATTTGCTACTCATTCATTCTAGAGCGCACTCTAGTACATTCAAAGCCAGATCAAAGAGACGAGATTTTCGATTTCCAGCCAGCCACAGCTTTGCAATCTCAGACTTATTCGATGGCGGGTTTTCCCAACGAATTCCCCTCGCAACCACCTCGGTAAATCCACATGCCTGGGCAAACCCACTCTTAGCGCGATCCTCCCACATCCAGCAGTAGATGAAGTCCGGATCGAATTGAAGTAGTGCGACGAGCTGTACCAGAATAGCGAGCTTCTTAGCTAATCCTTGCTTTCTGAATTTATCTTTGACCCACATCTCTCCAAGGTAAGCAACACGGCCGCTTACTTCTTGGCAAAAACCATGCTGTCGCTGACTAATTGTTACGGTGCCAGAAGTTTTTGAGCTGTATATACGTGGCAGATACATCTTCCAATGCTGCGCCAACGTCATTGGGCCGAGGCAATCCAAACGCGCCGCTACCGTAGCTGCAGGCATTCCCGAACCATCGGTTAGAACTATCCAGAAGCCTTCCACAGGCGAAAGCGTGTGATAGTCAATGGCAAAGTGCTCTGTTAGCACCCTGTTCGATGCAGCAACCAGATCTGCGTATTCGGCGAAATCATGCCCTGAAACTATTTTCATGCCGACCATACGCAACTCAGCTGAAATCAAGCCGATTGCCGATGCTACATCCATTGTCATTTCTGCGGTGCGCACTGCTATTTCTCCCGTAATAATTGCATATATAATTTTATCAAACTCGGCTCGTCGAATTTTCATTCGTACAAAAATTGAGCATTATACATTTGCATTGACTTTTAATTCATATTGCATAATCTGATCTCACTTCATTCATTGATTGAATAGGTGAGGCTTATGCGCTTCTGCATGTTCAGAGACTATTCTACGCGAACTCAAACGCTCCCCCGTCATTCGACGAGGGATGCAGGCTTTCTATTCGGCATCCGGTCCATCTTCGCCCGCCGCAGTTGCAGCAGCTTTCAGCGCTCGGTGAAGGCTTCGCTTGGCGACTTTTGCCGGACAGGTTCCCTCGCCAAGCGCGTCAATATCAGTGACCTTTACCGTCATTTGGCCCCGAAAATCCGGGCCTTCCAGCTGAAATGTAAATTCGCCAAAGGGCCGACCGGCATCATCCTTGGACATGGCGACAGTCTCCAAACTGATAACAATTTCGAATTTCTGAAAACACAACATCGATGTTTACTCCGTGAGTTGGTGTTGTGGGGTGCGTCACCTTGTGGGGAGGTGATGCACCCAATTCTAAAGCTGCTCGGCATCGGTCAACCGACCGGGAAACCGGAGAAACCAACTCTCATTCTCACTTGCATCAAGACCGGAACCTGGTGGCGGGTTTCCAGGCCGTCTGAAGCCATGCACACGGCACGGGACAACGGTCTGGTGGATTTTGAATTCGGAGCAGAAACATGACGCCAGCCCGAACAATCAAGGCCCATGAAGTGGCGCAGCGACTGGGATGCACGGAAACCACGTTTCGTTCAAAGCGCCGAAAGCTGGAGGCGGAGCACGGCTTTCCGCCGAAACTCCCCGGCTGCAACGGCTGGTCACTTCCAGCCGTCGAACGCTGGATCGCCACCAACGGCAACACCTATTTGCCCGGATCCCCGGAAGACGTTGCCGGGGGAACCGACCCACACTTCATTGAGATCATTTCAGACGCCGCCGACCGGCTGGCCAGCGAATTCGGAAGGAGCGCCGCATGAACGTTCATTTTGACGTCGACAAGGCTATCGAAAAGGCTCGGCGGGACCTCATGGCAAGTGCGGCCCTGTCGCTCTCCAAATGTCGCTCAAATGACGACAGGGCCTTTGTTGAAATGCAAAGGGACCTTCGCACCAGCTATTTCGAAGTGGATCGAACCACCTTTGAACTGCTCAACGCTGGCCATCCAAAAGCGCTTGTAATGAGGGCGTTGGCCATACTGCTGGCCAGTGAGGTGAAGGTCGGTGTTTTGAACGATGGCCCGAATTTCATGTCTTTGTTCCTCAGAGAGCTGAATGACGTCTTCGAAGATAATCCGGACCGGGTGACAACCTCTTTGACCGAAGTCACAAGTGTGCAGGGAGGCCACGCATGACCTGCCCTCTTCGAAGCACCCCAGAGACAGATCCCCTCACAAAGGCGCAGGAAGATCTGCTGGTCGAAATCTCCGGTCGCAAGTGCGCATGGCGCGTAGGCGGGGGATGGCGACCGAAGGGCTCAAACCGCCGCATCCGACTGGAAACGGCAGACAAACTCGTAATTCGCGGGCTTGCTGTGGAAGTAGCCGGAAAGGGAACGACCCGTCTGGAACTGACGCATTCAGGCGAAGCCGAAGCCCTTCACATCAAGAAGCAGAGGCGGGCAAGATGATGGACCAGATAACCACGTTTAACCCGCAAGCCCTGATCTGGACCATCGTCGGCGCAGCCGGGCTTCTCGCCCTGGCCATCAGCGCAGGCCTGATCTTTTACCTTCTTGTCTACGTGAGGCCACTCGAAGAGACACCCGAGGAAAAGCCGACACTCGGTCGGCTGTTCTGACGGTCAAATATCCTCCCCGGATTGGCATGAGACGACGCCAATCCCGACTGGCGGGGCAAAGCGGTGGTTGCCCCGCCTTTCTTTTTGCTAAAATGACATCGTCAGCAAAGATGTAGACCCATGATCAAGAAACCCGACATCAAGATCCCACTCGTGACATGGCGCGATGGTCGCCCGCGTTTTTTCCCGGCACCGGATCTACGCAGGAATTTCGGCCTGAAAGGTGAGAACCTTCAGCATCCGGACGGCACCTGGTTCTCGATCGACGAATGCATCGCCTGGTCAGCCGCCAAGCAACAGGAACTCGCCGCCCTTCGCCAAAAGACGCGGGAAATCAGCCAGGCCAAACGTCGGCGCGCTGGTCTACAATATGCCCGCGCTGCAGGACTTCCGACCCTAGCCCACCTCATTTCCGATTTTTGCGAGAAAAACCCGCGCATGCTGGGCAAGGAAATCAGGGAGGGGCGAAAGGTCCGACGGCCATTGAAGCCGCAGACGGCTCAAGGCTACCGGGAAACGGCCAGGCTGATCGAGCAACTTGAGAATGGTCGTTTCTGGGAAGAACTGGCGGCAGCCTTCACGCCGCGCAACATGGCCCTGCTTCTGGACCAGGTTGAAATCAGGCATGGCCTTTCACAGGCACGCCGGGCGCGATCGTTTCTCAGTCAGGTCTACAAATTTGCCATCAAGAACGACAAGGCCCGTTCCAACCCAGTAAGCCATATGGAAGACAGCCTTCCCGTGGCCCCTCCCCGCGTCCGGTTTGGCGAAATCGACGAGATGCGGATCCTGGTCGAAACATGCGATGTGGTTGGTCGACCCGAGGTTGGCGATATCGTGACACAAGGCGTCTGGTTCGGACAACGGCAAGCCGATCGGCTCAACTTGACCTATGAACAGATGAGCGAACTCGGCGTCCTCTTTCGCCAGGGCAAGAAACACGGCCAGCCTCTCCTTTTGCCGGTTTCTGATATCGTCGACAGACGGCAGAAAGCGGCACAGGAGCGTCGAAGAGACTGGCGGGTCAACTGGCCACATGTGAACCTAGACGAGCGCCAGAGACGGCCGTTTCTGGCCAAGCACTACCAGCACCTGTTTCGCGAGATCTGCATCGCGGCCGCATTCGGCATCTGGCGCTTGCAGGACGGCTCCCTCGCCTCTCCGCTACCGAAGGGCTACCGGATAACCAAATTCAAGCTGGTGAGCACCTTGACGGTCGTTTCAAATCAACCCGAAGGCGAACCGGTCATCCAACCAACACCGTCTCTGGAAGATTTTCGAGATCAAGATCTGCGCGACACGGCCGTAACCTGGCTGGCACTGGCCGGCTGCGAGGTGACCGAGATCGCGGCGATCACCGGCCACAGCCTGAAGTCAGTCAACGAGATCATGAAACACTATCTCGGCCTGCACCCGGACCTTGCCCGGAGAGCAATCGGGAAACTGACCGCTTGGTATGATTTGGCGCGGGGATGACATATTCGCCGTAGATATAAGCGGAAATACTTTTTGCGCGAGACCATTGCGTTCTAAGAACGTTGAAACTGCTTCATTTTAGCACTTTATGAACCAAAAAGTATCAGACTTATTCAATAATTCTTGATATGACGAGCCACCAAACATGCCTTGGTCAATTCTAGAATCCCAAATTGGCTCCCAGAGACAACCCACAAAATCCTGTTATGATGCTACCCACTACCGAGATACCTAAAGACCAAGGTCGATCTAGTCAGAATGCGATATCACCCTTTCGGTATCCCGGCGGAAAAGGTTTCATGTCAGCCTTTCTCAGACAGAGACTTTCTTCAATACAAGGCGTCCGTATTTTCGCGGAACCCTTCTGCGGTGGCGCTGGTGCTGCACTGATACTATTGGCAAGCGGAGATGTGGATGCTCTCATGCTAAACGACGCCGACCTACGCATTTACTCCGCGTGGCACGCAATGCTTGAGGAGACCGATCTTTTCATATCCAGATTGGAGCAAGTTCACCTTGATATGGACGAATGGTATCGTCACCGAGAAACTGTAACTAACTTCAAAGGCTCTGAGTATGACTTCGAACTTGGCTTCTCAACATTTTACATGAACCGCACAACGAGGTCGGGCATTGTAATCAACGCTGGCCCAATTGGTGGCTATGATCAATCAGGCAAGTGGAAAATAAACGCTCGTTTCAATGTAGATAACTTGAAGAAACGAATTCTATGGCTCGGAAACAACAGGCGTAGGATTGCGCTCTCGAATAAGGATGGATTGTCTTTTATTGATCAGAGCCGAAGAAAAACTGACCCTTCTAAGATCTTTTATTTCATTGACCCCCCTTATGTTAAGGTAGGAGGGAGGCTTTATTTAAATGGGATGAGCGAAGCAAAACACGTTGCATTATCTGATATTCTGACTAGTGGATCCGTTCCTAATTGGATTCTCACATATGATGACGCTCCATTGATCCGCGAAATATACCACACACAAAACTGTTCTTCGATTTCTGTAAACTATAGCCTGCAATCGAAGCGCAGAGAGAACGAAATACTAATAGAACCAAATTTGGTTTAG